CTTTCTACTGTCGTCCATGTTCCGCAAACGGGGCATTTCACTTGGGGGACTCCATCCGAATTTTCTCCATGTTTGCTGTACGTCTGTTGCAGCGGCAGGAATATACCTGAATTTCGGGTCTAAGATGCTTAACATTTTTCTACTCCAAAAGCCTTTCTGATGAGGTCGGCAGAGTGGTACGGCTCGGCTTCGTATGCGATGTCGGCACAGCGGTTGGCAACGACTGAGGCGAAACGCTGAAGAGTGGCGTTAGAGAGGCAAACCATTGATCCCTGATTAGCGTCTACCAGACGATACGCTCCAGCCTCTTGAGCCAGCTTGATGATGTCTTCTTTCATTCTTGCCCCCTTGCTCGGATGACTTCTGCAAGTCTTGCCGCCTTTGCTTCATCACACAACTTCGCACACGCCTCACGCTCGTCAGTTTGTCCTTTTTTGTAGGCGTTCTCAGCCATCTGAACCGCATCAGACGCAAGCACCCGAAGATCTCCGTAAAACATTTTTGCTGGTGTCATGTCTGTCCCCTTGCTCGGATGGCGCGGTTTATTTCCTCGGCGTTGTTGTCGCTGATGCACAGGCCCGTAACGATGCGGCACACTGCCTCGCGCTCATCGGCCCGAACAATAGCTTCGACTGACTGGGCGAATTCATGCACCTCCTGATGCTTGCGCCAAAGCTCTACGATTTCTTTGTGGATCATGTGTTCTTGTCCCTGAGCAGCTTTTCAGTGTCCATGACGACATCACGAACGTCATAGTCCCACTCTTCGATCTCAGCGTCCGTCAGCCCGACCCACTGGCGCTGTACTGTGGGTGGGTTGAAATATCCCCCGTCTTTTCGCAGCCAGCCAATCCCATCAGAATCCTGCTTCTCAGCCTGCTCAATGGCGGTGCGTAATTTGGCAAAAGCAACGACCATTGATGAATGTGCTTTCGCATCTTCTTGACTATCCGATGCGTTGTTGTACGCATCCCATGCTTGCAGTACCTGTTTCATCGTTTCGATGTTCATCTGCGACTCTTCTTCATCTTTGGCATTTCTACCGTTACCTTGCGAGGATTGATGCCCTCAAAAGCCCCGACTCTGGAGGCCAGTGAGGGGTAAGGCTCTACGCCTGTCTTGCGCTTGTCGTTGAGAACTCTAGAGGCCTGATAAGAGCGTTTCCTATCAGTCTCTAGATCTCTGAACGACAGTTGCGCCTTGTAGTCTTTGTCGAATGGGTTCATAAAAAGGTGGCCTACTCGCTGCGTCTGACTGACCGCCTAGTCGCAATCCCCTGTATCAGCATCCGCTTTCGGCCATTGATTAGAAGCAGTTGGTCGTACAGTTGCCGAAATAACAGCAGGTAGTACATGTAACCATACGTCCATTCATGGTGTAGGTATGGGTAGAACAAGATGCCCAGGCTCCGGTGGTCACCAGGGCGATTCCAATGGCTGCAAAGATCTTCTTCATGCTGTCACCTCTTTAACTTTGGCTTGGGTTTGTTCCAGGGCTTCGATCAACTCTTCTACTTGTCCTTGATCAAGAGAGATGTTCATGCTGCCGTTGAGGGCATAGATGGACAGCAGGATCTTGTTTTGCAGCAAGGACACGAAGACGTTTTGCTCTCCGTTTTTGACTTTGATTTGCATGGTCTGATGGTTCATGATTTCTCCAGTGTGTAGTACCAGTAGGGGCCTTTGCGTTGACAGGCAATGTTGATGCCGTTTTGTCTCAACTCTGAGATGATTGAGTTGACAGCGCAGACATTCGCATGTCTGATGATGTCCAGAGTGCTGAATTCACCGCCAACTTCCAGCAACTTCAACACCCTGTTTAGCCGATCACTTTTATCGAGTCGGGCGCTGTTCATGTTCAGAACGGCACATCTTCATCGAAATCGGGCTTGGCTTGCCGCACTGGCTTGCGCTCCTGGCCCTCTTCCTTCTTCGGGTCGTTCAGGTAGGCCCAGCCATCCCAGCCACCTTCCTTGAGAGGGATTGTGTCCAGCTTGAGCATTGCACCGTTCTTGGTGTCAATGATGCTGCCAATGCGGGTGTATCGCTTCTTGACCTCGCCCTGTGCGTTTTTGTACTCGCCGGTAACGCAGGAAATCTCTTTCAGAACTTTACTCATCTTTACTCTCCAATCTTCTGTTTCAACGCTTGCACTTTTTCATCCACTTCAGCCAGGAACTTCTTGACCTCAGTTTCAGCCTCTTCAATCCACCTGTCATCCCGATTTACCCTAACAATGAATAGCTGAGCTTTCGGTGGGAACCGTGGGTCAAAAACAACATAGTCACACCAGGGCCGGTCAGCGCAGCGCATTTGCCATTGCATTTGCGCGTAATACTGTGCAGACACCGGGTTCTTTGACAGTAGCACTTCTAGGAAAGTCTTTGACTCCGGGCACTTGATCTCAACCATGCCACCCTCTACAAGCCCATCAGGGGACGCTCCAGCCATCGCAATGGTTGGGTGAGGGATAAACCCCACCTCTTCCACCAGCACGCCCCTATAGGCCTCGTATGCGGCTCTGGCAAACTGCTCTTGCTCAATGCCCCACTGAATGGCCGCACTTGTGTAGCCATCTGCTCGGTTGCCGGTGATGCGCTCCAGGACTAGCTGAGTCATGTAGTGGCCACGATCAGCACCGTAGCCGGTTTTGGTCTTGGCAAGAACCTTATGCAGATTGCTGGCGGTGACTTTACCCAGACGCTGCTGGAACCACTCGTCGGTGCGCTGCTCATCCATTGGATTTCTCCTGCTTGGCACGGGCGATCCGGGCTGCTTTGGCCTCGATCACCTTCTTGATGGAGTCCTGGTGGCCTTGGCAAGCCTCGTATGCCTGTTTATAAACAGTCTGAAGCTCTTCCCCGGTCACAGTGGCCTCGATGGCTGCAAGCCAATCTGTAATATCAGGCGCATCACCCTCTGGCAGATCTTCCCCGGCATAGATGTACAGGCCCAAACCGTGTAGGCTAAGAGCCTTAGTCATGCAGCGCATGATGGCCGTGTTGACCTGGAAAGCATCTGGGTTAGGGATAGCCTTGTTTCGGTGATCCATGACGGGCAGTTGGCAGGTCATTGCCTTGCCAAAGATCGTCACAGTGACCCAGACCAGAGCCGTGCCTCCTGGCAGGGTCATGAACGGCTCTTCAGTGTACTGATCTCGCTTGAACGTCTCCACCTTGAAGGTGGCTGTTGGATCAGCCTTCAGTGCCTCAGCCCAGGCCCAAGCCCACGATAAGTAGGTCAGGTTGGACTTCTTCTCGGTATGCTCGTTGACGTTAGTCTTGAGCAGATTCTCGATACTCATCTTCTCTCCTTAAAGACCGCTGCGGGATGCTGCGGCATGGGAGTGGATTGTACAGTTCTCTTAACGCCACACAAGACTTTTTCATAGGGACTTACCCTAACCCGTGGCCAGTGAATGTAGAGTACACTGTACGGATGACCAAAGAAGAGGCGATCAAACGGGCGGGTTCTCAAGCTGCACTGGCTCGGATACTGGGCGTGTCCAGGGGCGCAGTGAATCAGTGGAAGCAGATGCCACAAGGCCGCGTCTATCAACTGATGGTCATCAAACCCGAGTGGTTTGTAGGGACTTGACAAGTCCACAGAAATCCTAGACACTTCATCCCGTTGTCGTAGCACGCAACAAATTGAAGCCGTTTACACATGCGTTCTGGCCTCTGGGAGTTCCTAGAGGGTGCTACCCGAATGCAGTTGTAAGCGGCTTTTTTGTTGTCCGAAAACAACCGTCAGGGCGCGTTAGCTGATGGTCTGCATGGACTGAACCCGAGAAACACCGCACACCGACACACCCCGGTGCAAAAGGCGACCAGCGTTGATTGACCGACTGGTAAAGCGTGAGGGACACGGTGGAACAAGACCTCTCGTATAAGCGAATCAATCCGTCAGGCGCACTTGGGCTGATGACTGCTTTTTTGGTTTAATTAAGATGAATTGCGGTAGCAGATCGAAAGCTGGAGCGGGAGGATCGTAGTTATCCACCCTTGGGGAACCTATGACTGAAAGGAAATCAATGTTTGAGAGTGGATTCGACAGATTCTGGGCAGCATGGCCCAAGTCATTCAGAAAAGGCGGTAAAGCAGCTTGTTTAGCAAAGTGGAAGAAGACCTACTGTGAGACTTGTGCAGATCAGATCATTAAGCACGTTGAGTGGATGAAAACAACCGATCAGTGGCGAAAAGACAACGGTGCATTCATCCCAGCACCACTTGTCTACCTAAATCAGCAAAGATGGGATGGTGCAGAGATTCCAGAAATCAAAAAGCCCCTCACAATGGAGCAAGAGTACCAGCAGCGGATTGCCAATACCGTACCGATGCCTGACCACATCCGGGAGCGGCTGGCTCAGATCAGGCGAGGCGTATGAGCGCAAACGAAACCCAAGTCGCAGGGCAGCACTACAAAACTGAAATCCAGCCCTGGGATTTCATTGCTGCAAACAAGCTCGACTACTTTGAGGGCAACATAGTCAAGTACGTCAGTCGGTGGAGAGTCAAAGGAGGCGTAGAAGACCTACGCAAGGCCCGGCACTACTTGGATAAACTCATTGAGATGAACATCAAACCATGACACATGAGCAAGCCCAAAAAATCCTCGACAAAGTACGCGAGGGTGTTGCCTACCCGGCCGGTGTTGTGGATTTCGCCCTACAGCTCACCGGAGACCTTGATGCACATGAGGCGCACGGAAGCCAGGGAATGGGTAGAGAGATACAAACGCAAGGCCAGACAAGTTGGGGCAGAGCAAGCCAGGATATGGTGGAGCGTAATCATTTCGGCCATCGAGCGTAAACGGGGCTTAGACGCGGCAACAGAATTGCGGAGACTCATGAACGAGGAGCGTAAAAAATGACCTACATGATGCAGTTCACAATAGACTCGCCACCAGTACCAAAGGGCAGGCCCAAGTTTTCCAAAATCGGTGGCTTTGTCCGAACCTACACGCCCAGGAAAACCAGCGACTATGAAACGATAGTCCGGGAAACCGCCAAGCAGGCAATGGGGCCAACTGAAGTCCTAGAAACGCCTGTGGCAGTCTATCTCTACATCAGGCTACCTATCCCTAAGTCCTACACTAAAAAGCGCCTGGAGGCCTGTTTACGGGGCTTGGAGAGGCCAACCAAGAAACCGGACATAGACAACCTAGCCAAATCGGTGCTAGATGGGCTAAATGGGGTGGTTTATGTAGATGATGGCCAGATCGTCAGCCTCCATGTGACCAAGGTCTATTCGTCTGCTCCGGGTGTGGATGTTCTCATCAAAGAAGAATTGCCATAAAAAATGGCCCCGTAGGGCCATTCTTACCGCTTGCCGAGAATGATTCTCAGCAGCAGGGCTAATCCAGCATAGAGCATGCAGTCACCTCAATTTGTTCGATGATGGTCGGGTCAAGCACAGGCAGGATATCCAGCCCGTGTACCTTTGCTGACATCAGGTAGGCTACTGGTGGCCATGCTGGGCCACATGTTGGCGACTCCGGGTCAGTGTTGGCGGGTTCTCCAGGGTCATATTCAAGCTCACAATCAAGCTCGATGCCTGACCCAGCGTCATAGGTATGGTTTATTGTTCGCACATTAAATCCTCAGGTACTTCATGCTCAAGACCAAATGCCTCGGCTAGTTCTGCAATGGTCAACCTGTGCGCCCTGTAGTCATGGAAACTGTCGCCACCGCGCTGTTGGTAATCCTGCAACGCACCGCACAGGTCAGCAAGGGCGCAGCGCACCGCATTTAATTGTTTCTCAGTCATTTTTAAGCCCTCCAGACGAGCAGATCAGCAAACAGCACGGCAATGGCCAGCAAGTAGACGATTCCGAGAATGATTCGGTGTGCCATAGTGTCCTCCATTAGTGCAAAGCATACGAAACGATAGCATCCGTCCAGCACAGACGGCAATCCCTGCATTCCCCATTCTGATCTGGTGCATTGCATGCTTGGCCATGTACAGGCTTGCCATTAGTGTGCACATTGGATGCAGTGATGCCTGGGATGCCCTGCAAACTGGCAGGCAGTTTTACAGGCTGATCTGGATACATGGCCGACAGACGGATTGTCAGATTAGCAGGGATAGACCCATGCTTGGCAATGTATTCTTTGACAATGCCATATTCCCGTGTAGGCAACCAATGCTCACAATCGGGTGTTGCATTGCAGACACTAGCGATTAGTTCCAGATGAGCCAGACCCTGTAGGTCTCCGCTATCGTGCCAGCGGAAATATGAATCCTGGCCAATATGGGCCACCATGCCAGAGACCCAGGCCTCAGCATGGTCTGTGCTATCCATTGCAAGCCAGACGCTATCCAGACGGGCAAATTGGGCTGGCTTGATGGTCTTGGCGTACATGGCATAGTTGCCCTTGTCAGCGTAGCAGCTGGCACAGATCGAGCCTGCTATCTTGGCCATGCGGAACCCTGTTTGGCAGGATTCTGTTGGCAGGGAGAATGAGCGGCAGGGCATTTTGGTGGTCTGGGTGACAGACCCGCAGACCGCAGTAGCAGCTGCTTTAGTGATCGGAATGATTCGCATACGAAATGCTCCAAATAGACCCTTGCGGGATTACAGTAGGAAAACCCTACCCCAATGCGCCCATTAGACGCATCAGGCTGGATTTTCTTATTGTTGGACTACTTCATGTCGCTCAAGTGTCTCGATCAAGAAATCTAAAAGATCGCCAATTGTGCAATCTGTACCATCATTGTCCTTGGCCCTGTTTTGGATGTTTTTAGGGATAGCCCTTTTCAGATCATAGGCATCCAATAGCAGGCTGGAAATGTCGTTTTGATTCATGATTCACTCCAAATAGACCCGTTAGGGCATTAGTGCAACAGCGCACCACATAGCCCACAGAATGGGCTACAGGGTAGGCTGTTAGGCAATAGACATTGCCGTCAAAATATCCCGCTCAAAATCAGCCCTGCCCGTTTCAGTTGACAGCGTGTAGCGTGATTGTGGCATTTTGATTTCTTCGAATGCTTTCCCGGTTATAAGGCACTCAGGCCGGTAAATCGTAGACCCGGCAAGGTGTTGCCCAACTGCTAGGCCGGTCTGCTTGCCGTTAATAATGATGCGGCCCGTAGTGTCAATTTGAATCATGATAGGCTCCAAGAATGCGCCCCGTAGGGCACGGGATTGATTAGACTTTGGCCATTACATACATGAAATGCATGGCATCGCGTTTAGTGGAGTATTCGCGAATAAGTTTCCACATGTTGTCATGAATCTTTTCGCAGACCCTCCACTCCACTTTCTCGCTGCAGCCACCGCGATAGGACGAGTGTCGGACAACATGGTACTTTCCCTCGCGTGCCTTAATTGAATCTTTAGATGGTGTGCGCATCTTGCTCCCCTGAATAGACCCTTGTGCGATTTGCTAGGGCATGAGGGTATTGTATAGGCATCTATACGCCAGGGAATAGGGACAAACCCTAATAGACCACTAGGGGAAACCCTTAGAATCAGCAGCCTGAACAATCAACAATGTGAGCGAGGACTAATGGCCAGACCATGTCGTCAGGACACTGTCAATTTCACCCGCGTGCTGACAGATGAACAGCGCGCAATCCTACTGGCAGCAGGTGATGGAGACCTGACTGTAGGGTTCAATGAGTGCCTGTCGCTGTGGGTATCGATCAACCCCATCAAGGCCAGTTTCTGTGGCAATGTTTCACGTGAAACACCTAGACCCAAGTCCCCCAGGAAGTCCCCGGGGAAAGCACCATCCTCTTCCCCCACCCTCGCTGATTCATAGGTGAAACAATGCATCTCCCGCATAACCTCATGCGTCTGCTGCATCAGGGTTTACCCTACTATCGTTACCCCTATTAGTGTTTACCCTATCAG